GAGAATTCACCAGGAAGGTGTTTTTGAAGGAAGAAATCCCTGGTTAGACTTGTCCTATAAAAAAGATGCACCAAAAGCCGGTGACAAGAAAAGAACAAGTAAGGGCGAAGTAGAATATACAAAAACTGGACAAGTGCACAGAAGCACCAAACGTTATGGCGGCGATGACCCAGAGAATGTCAAAGATGATGATAACTCAGGTGACGGTGAAGATGCACCGAAACGCGGTCGCGGCCGTCCTCGCACTCGTCCTGTACCAGATGCTAACGCTCCTAAGAAAAGTCGTGGTCGTCCTCGTAAAAACCCGTTACCAGATCCAAATGCACCTAAACGTGGTCGTGGACGTCCTAAGAAAGTTCGTGAGTGGATTGAGACATTACGTTTTGTGGCAGAGAGCCGTAAATAAAAAGTACAGAGCAATGTAAAGTATTAAACATCAATCTATGTCAGAAATAAATATTATAACAGAGGAAATCAACATGGATGAATTAGTACAAGCCCTTAAACGTGTCTTAGCAAATGAATATGCATTCAGCTTAAAGGCACAAAACTTTCATTGGAACGTAGAGGGTCCAGACTTCCCACAATATCATAGTTTTTTCGGCAGTGTGTATGAAGAAGTCTATGGTAGTATAGACATTATAGCAGAGCGTGTACGCACACTGGGTGCATATGCGCCAGGCAGTTTTACTAGATTCAGTCAATTAACGGACCTGGAAGATCAGATAGAAATGCCCACAGCACGTTCCATGATGGAAAAATTATTGGCGGACAACGCAGTAGTTCTAACCAGCATAGTTGAATGCTATAGACTGGCAGAAGCGGCGGGGAATTATGCACTGTCTAATTTAATGGCAGAACGTCAAGATGCACATGCCAAGCATGCTTGGATGCTGACATCTATACTCAAACAACGCGGTTAATGACTTCAAAACAAATAATAAAAGAGTTAGTTAAAACGACGCTCAACAAAAATCAAACTAAGGCACTGGAAGAATTTATTGATAACTTAGGAGTAGATGTATTTAAAAATAGTACACTGCTCAAAGTTATTAATAAAAATGAACTGTCTTCCGTGCCCACTGAATTGGCTAAATGGGTTGTGGCATCTGGACGTAGATCAGATGAAATGGCTAAGCAACGCCAAAAAGAAATCGAACTATTCACTCAAAAACCTTGACTTATTGGTACTGTTAGTCTATAATAGTCTAACTTAACTAAGGAGTTACTATGGACCCGCGTATGTTCAGTGGCGATGAAAAAGCCAAAATTAAAAAACTGTTTGCCGAAGGCATTCAAGTAATGAGTGAAGTCAATGCACTCAATGAAGGTTTGAATGATACTATTAAAAGTATTGCCGAAGAAATCGATATCAAACCCAGTGTACTTAAAAAAGCTATGAAGATTGCATTTAAAAATGAATTTGCCAAAGAGCAAGAAGCGTTCACAGAAGTAGAAGAAGTACTTGAAGTAGCAGGTCATCGTTGATTAAATTCCTAAAAGAACAAACTTGGCAATTCTGGTTTGAGTGGCTATGCACAGTCGTACTGATTGTTGGTGTAGCCCTTACCAGTTATAATGTTTATCCTTTGAACATTTGGCTGAGTTTCTTAGGAAATCTAGGTTGGATGATACTTGGTTATATATGGCGCAAGTGGAGTTTGTTCGTTGTGGAACTTATCATCACAATAATCTATATTGCAGGAATATATAATATACTATGAGTTATGTTGACGCAGTTTACGTAAAAGAAAAAGATCTTATCAATGTTGTAGAGCGAGTAGATGGTGTTAGGAAATTTAAAACTTTTCCGGCACATTATATTTTTTACTATCAAGATAACAAGGGCCAATATAAATCTATTGGCGGCGAGCGACTGAGCAAAGTTGCGGTTGCAACTAACAAAGCATTTGATAAAGAAAAACGAGTATATGGACACAAACGTCTATATGAAAGTGACCTTAAGCCGCTGAATCGTTGTCTGGAAACAAACTATCTAAATGCAGATGCACCCAGCTTAAACAAAGCATTTTTCGACATTGAAGTAGCGTTTGACGCTAAGAAGGGCTTTGCTGATCCCAGCGATCCTTTTAATCCTATCACTGCTATTTCTACACACTGTGGCTGGTTAGATAAACTGATCACGTTAGTTATTAAGCCAGAAAAAATGTCCAGAGAGCAGGCCGTGGATATTGCCGGACGTTTTGAAAACACTATACTTTGCGACAGCGAAGAAGAAATGCTGGACATGTTTCTCACTATCATTGATGATGCTGACATTATCAGTGGTTGGAACAGCGAAGGCTATGACGTACCTTATACTGTTAATCGTATAGCAAGGCTAATGGGTGCGGATCACTGCCGCAGATTTTGTTTGTGGAATGCCAAGCCTGTTCGTAGAGAGTTTGAAAAATATGGCAAACTCAGTGAAACATATGACTTTATTGGACGTGTTCACTTAGACTATCTTGACTTATATCGTAAGTATACCTATCACGAACTTCATACATATCGCTTGGATTATGTAGGCGAGATTGAACTAGGTGAAAACAAAGTTCACTATGAAGGCACACTGGATCAACTGTATAACAATGACTTTGAAAAGTTCATTGCTTATAACAGACAAGACACTATGTTGCTGTATAAGATGGATGCCAAACTTCAATACATCGACCTAGTCAACGTACTGGCTCATGCCAACACAGTTACATTACGTACAACAATGGGCGCAGTAGCTATGACTGATCAGGCTATTGTAAACGAGGCACATGCTCGTGGACTTATAGTTCCTGATAAAAAACGTGGTGCCGACAGTGAAACACAGGCCGCAGGTGCGTATGTTGCTTATCCAAAGAAGGGCATGCACGACTGGATTGGTAGCATGGACTTGAATAGTCTGTATCCCAGTCTATTACGTGCACTGAACATGAGTACAGAATCCATTATCGGACAAGTTCGACATGTGCAGACTAAACAGGAACTAACCGCTTGGTTAGTGGCTGGTAATGGTTTCGCTGATTTCTGGGATGGCAAATTTGCTGTCTATGAATACGAAGCTATTATGCGCAAGGATCGTGGCTATGATGTTATCATAGACTGGGAAGATGGACGCAGCCAAGAAATGTCTGCGGCAGAAGCATACAATCTAATATTTCTAAGCGGCAATCCCTGGATTATCAGTGCCAACGGTACAGTGTTTAGTTATGAACAACAAGGTATTATTCCTGGATTACTGACTCGTTGGTATGCTGAACGTAAAGAGTTACAGGCCAAAGCCAAAGAAGCATATGGCACTGATATGTTTGAGTATTGGGACAAGCGACAGTTGGTTAAAAAAATTAATTTGAATAGTTTATATGGCGCTTTGCTTAATGCTGGTAGTAGATTCTTTGATCAACGCTTGGGTCAGAGTACAACACTGACAGGGCGATGTGTGGCAAAACACATGGCCAGTCAAGTGAATACATTGTTTACCGGAGATTACAATCACTTAGGCGAAAGTATTATCTATGGTGACACTGACAGTTGTTATTTCAGTGCGTACCCTGTGTTTAAGAAGCAGGTCGAAAGCGGAGAGTTTGAGTGGAACAGAGACAAAGTCATTGCATTATATGATGCAGTGGCAGAACAGGTAAACGACAGTTTTCCACTCTTTATGAATCAAGCGTTTAATGCTCCTGCGAATCTAGGTGAGATCATCAAAGCTGGGCGAGAAGTTGTTGCTAGTAAAGGCTTGTTCATTACTAAAAAGCGTTATGCTGTTCTTATCTATGATAAAGAAGGCAAACGCAAAGACAAAGATGGTGAACCTGGTGAAGTAAAAGCCATGGGTCTTGACCTTAAGCGAGCAGATACCCCAGAGTACATGCAACGTTTCCTGGAAAAGATCTTATTGCAGGTACTACAGGGTGAAGGTGTTAATGAAGTAAACCAGTCTATCAATGAATTTAGAACTAAGTTCAAAGAACGACCTGGCTATGAAAAGGGCACACCCAAGCGAGTTAACAACTTAACCAAGCACACAGAAGTCTTTGAAAAGACTGGTAAGTGCGGAGTTGGTCATGCTATGGCTGCTATCAATTGGAATAGGTTCAAGAAAGCCTATGGTGATTTTCGCAGTATGGATATTGTAGACGGTATGAAAGTCATTGTCTGCAAGCTGAAACCAAACCCAATGGGTATAACCAGTATTGCATATCCCATTGATGAAATGAGACTACCAGAATGGTTTACTAAAGAAATGCCATTTGATGATGCTGCCATGGAATCGACTATTATCGATAACAAGGTAGATAACTTAATCGGTGTTCTTGACTGGGATATTAGAGCCAGCGAACAGAAAAATACCTTTGAAAGTTTGTTTGGCTAAACTAAATACCTTACACAAAAAATGTCCGGTTAATGTTTTGGTAACATTGACTACGCAGACACTAGACAATCCTGTCTAAATATACTATAATCTCTTAAAGGGGAATTAACTTGAAAGACGCAATTTTTGATATCGTGCGACATACAGCCAGCCTTGGCTTCTTTGAACTAGCAAAACTCACAGGTGATGCAAGTGCCACAGAAGTTTGGACCTGTGATGATAAACGCAATGTAGTTTTGGAAGCAAAACTAAAAACACCATTACCTGAATTAGAAGGTGAACTAGGATTAGGCAATCTTGGTTTCTTAAATGGTATCGTAGGACTCTATAACAAAGAGGGTTCCGACGTAGAAGTATCCACTGTGGAAAAGAATGGTGAAACCATTCCGGACTACTTAGTGTTCAAGGACACAGACGGTAATAATGATCGTTATCGTTTAATGAGCAAAGAAATCATTGACACACAGTTGACTACTAGCCGCTTTAAAGGCAGTAAGTGGGAGATTGAATTTGAGCCAAAGAAAAGTAAAGTCAGTGAGATGAGCCAAAAAGCTGGTATCTATGCCAGTATTGAACCAACCTTTACTGTTAAAACTGAAAACGGAAACTTAGTTTTTGTATTTGGTAGCGATGTAGGTGGTAGTCACTTTGGTAAGATGACATTTGCAGAAGGTGTCACAGGAACTATGAAAGAAGGCTATGCTTGGCCTATTGACAAGTTTTTGAGTATTCTCAAATTGGGTATGAGTGGTGACTGTACCGTACACTTTAGTCAAGTAGCTTGTATGATTACTATTGACAGTGGTATAGGTGTCTATAATTATATCCTTCCCGGACATACGAGGTAAACATGGCCACTAAAAAACTTATGCCAGTAAAAAACAAAGAAGACAGTGTTGAAGCAGATGCTGTGCCTGCTGGTGCTGTAAATCTAGAAACAGATAACTTGATCAA